AACGGACGTTACCAGTATCGAAGTCACCGTCCATGCTGTTGCTCAAAGGAGTACGAACGAAATGCTTCATACCATTTGGAACATCAGTACAGAGGAAGTAAGCATTTGGATCGGTCAGGTAGTTATTTACTGAATAACCTTCTGGGATCGAACCATTGTTTACGATAGCGTTAATGTCGTTGTCTGCGGTACCAACACGAAGCTGAGTCTCTAAGAGACGGGTAGCAACGAACTGGAGTGCAGGTGGAACGATTAACTTCTTAGGTTTAGCAGCGATTAACAAACTACGCTCATCTGTCCATGCAGCGATCTGAATAACGGCGGCTTCCAAGGAAGTCTCGTTCAAATCAGCAGGGGTAGATTGAGTATTGCTGTTAACACCACCAGAAACCAATGGGTGAGATGTCGAGAACAAAGGTACACCGTCACCACCGTAATAAACGGCAGAGTTAGTGAAACCGTTGTTTAACACAGCAGCAGCTTTAACCTGCTTGGTGTACGCCATAGCACGAGCCAAAGCCTTGGTATAACGAGCCGATAAGCTGTCATACAAGTTGTCCTCGATTGCCTCTTCCGTTAGGGAGAAGCCAAGGGCGATGGTTTCGTGGTTATAACGAGCTGTGAAAGCCTCTTGTGCATTGTCATAAGCGATGGCAGAACCCTCGTTTTTGACTGGTGCAGCAGAGAAGCCAGACAGTTTTGTTTCTTCTTCAAACGAACGCTCAGAGGTCTCAGTATCGTAGATCTCTTTGTGTTGTTCACCATATGTTGCGTACTCAAGACCAAACAATGCGTTCAGACCTGGGAGCAACTCTTTCAGTAGTTGTGCACGTGAAATAGCCATTTAATTGCTCCTTAAGCTGCAGTTGCAACAGGGGTTGCACTGTAATAGGTATGTACGCCAAAGTTGAACTTGACGATTACCTCAGTGAAAGATCCAAGCGCATTAACAGTCTCTGGTACACCCGCAATAATACGGAATGGAAGAGTGGTTGTTGACGAGCTGGTACTGTTTAAAACGCCTTCGTTTGAATCACCAGAAGTTGTAGAGCCAGCGGTTGTCAAGATTGATACGTTGTTACCAACGTCAGTCTGAACTAAGCCACCAATGGTGGTTGCGTCTGACAATACTGCTACTTTGAAAAGTCCATCTGGATCGTCAGCTACAAACGCAGTAATATCCGAAGCGGTAATAGCGCCTGGATAGAATTGCTGTTGTAGCAACTGTTTGGTAGTTGGGTTTGTGAACTGACAACCCATAAAAATACCAACGGCATCGGTTGCGGTAGCTGTGGTTGAAACACGGCTCAAAGCACCATCGGTGTTCAGACGTACAACATCACCAAAGAAAATGGCGGTTGTAGAACCTGAAATGATGGGAATTGAACGAGTTTGACCAGCAAATACCTGACCACCGATCAAATTGATCGGTCTGAACCCATAGGGTCCTGATACGGTAGGATAAGCCATTTAAAACTCCTAATTAAGTTTAGTTACCTTTTCCAAAAGTCACCGTAGATTTCTTCTCATTAAAGAGAGGCATCCTTGGATCATTCTGGCGCATAAGATTATTGTCCACAGCGTCCATCTGACTTTCGGCTTGAATTCGGTAATGTTTATTACGTTGTTCAACGAACTCTTCTGGAGTTTTGCAAAGCAACAATCCGCCAATCTCAATGTTGTCCTTAAAGCGACTATTGGGATCAACTAGCAGTTGGAATTTGGGTTGTTCTTCAAGTGCCACAGGCTCCCAACCTTCTCTTAGTTTCCCAGAGAGATTGCGGGGGTCCGCCTGATTTAGCGTTGAAGTACGAATCCAACGATACTTATACCCAGCCTGTTTATCTGGCTCAGGGAGAAGCTCCGCTGGCGCCCACTGCTTAGGACGCTCACTGATTTCTCTGGTATCTACTTCACGAGTAATTCTGTTGTTAGCCATATTAGGCCTCCATTTTTATAAGTTCACGGGCATATTGCTCTGGGGTCAAACCTAACTTCTTCGCTATCGCAAGCTGGGACGTATTTAGCTTGATTTTCTTAGAAGATGTACTTCGACTCGCAGGTGCAACTACCGTACTCGGTTTTAACCGAGGTGTACTTTTTTCATCGTCAACTTTCTCCCCCTCGAAATTCTCAGGGAAACGCCTACGCATAGTTTCGTCTATGCGCTTGTAGTACTCGTCAGTAGTCGCATATGCTAGCCCGTTTTCTTTGACAAGCTTCTCGTGAAGCCCTAAGGCTAGGCTTGTCATTTCGTCATCTTGACCAAACCAAGAGTTACGCTCTTGCCAAGCCGAAGCTTTTTGGTCACGGACAGGCGCTGCTTCCGTCTGTTGTGGTATTTTTACTTTATTTTCTTGCTCTTGTAAAGCCCTTCGCTGATTTATATTTTCAGCGTAGCTAGAAGCTTTATCAATTTTCATCTTGGCAGAGGTTAATTTATCCTGTGCTTCGACTAATTTTTCTGAATCTCCAGCGTCATAGGCTTCTCTATATTCCTTTTTAGCCATTGCTAGTTCTTGCTCAGCACTCGTTTTAAAGGAGTTAACTGCCGCTTCGTCACTAGAATTGACTCTACCTTTAAGCTGTTTTATCTCTTCGTAGAGGTTTTTAGCTACTTGAATAGCTTCTTGTTGTTCTCGTAAGGCTTTTTCTTTCTCCCTACGTTCGTCGTGATAAAACTTCCTAAAAGCATCAATTTTGCTTCTGGCTTCTTGAGAATAAAGGTCTAACTCGTCTTTTTCGACTTTTTCAACAAATTCAGGTTTTGAAGTTCTACGCCCTCTATCTTCAATAGGAGTGTCATCTTCAATCTCAATTTCAATTTTGTCTTCCTCTTCTACTGGTTTACCCTTAGATTCTACTTCTTCTACGGGTTTACCCTCGTCTTTTACTTCATCTATTTCATCAGGAAATTTGTAATTTTCCATATCGTCAGCTCCTTATTTACGTTTAATGCCACGTGGATCGTCAACTACACCTTCTACGGAGTCATCATTAATGATGCGAAACTCCCGCCCATGAATTACTAATCGAGTACCAGCATTCGGTCTAACAAGGACAAAATCACCCTTTTTACACCAAGCTCCCGTTGGGAACCGTACTGGATCCTTATAGCAATCTGGACCTAGATCTACTACAAACAACACCGTTGTCAAAAGTTCGTCATATCGTAGGGTCTCGTCTGCTTTTAAAATCCCTCCGTCATGCTCCTTATCAACCTCAGGAATAGCACATAAAATGCGATACCCAGAAGGTTTAGGTAGTTGTGTTGCCTTTTCTTCACTTGACTTATCAAGCAGCTGCGCTAAATCCACCGCCTTATTTAAGTCTAACGTTTCACTCATCCGTGTTCTCCAATTTGTCTTTGAGGTCTAATACGTAACCCCGTGCGGTAAGCAGACCTCTAATCTCTCCGCAAAGTTTTTGATACTGAACGTGATCTAAATTACCTATAACTACCGATTCTTTTAATTGCTCAACCTTATCGTCTATCTGTTTAGCAATTAGTTCTAACCCTGTCATTTGTTATCCTTTTTTTGTCTAGAAGCATTTATTTGAGCAGCTATTAGCTGTGCAGCTATCTGCCCTTTCTGGGTGTCAATCTGGTCTTTCTTATGCGCCATATCAATGCCCATCCGTGTACCCTCCATCTGCTCTTTGCGATCAAGATCATCTTTATCCTTGGCAATCTTGGCACCTAACTTAGTACCTTCTAGCTCGCCTTGGATCTCAACTCGCTCACGGTCAATGCTTAACTGCTCTTGTCTTAAGGCAACGTCAGCCTGATCTTTCTGTATCTTGCGGTCAAGTTCCTTCGCCTTAAGCTCAAGTTCTTGCATCTGCATCTGGATAATCGGATCTTGCATCTGTTGCTGAGCTTGTTGTTGCGCCGCAGCAGCCTGGTTCTGTTGTAACAACTGTTGAGACGCCTGAGCCACCAACCTAGACAACTGAATCTCGTACTCTTGAGGCATAGTCTCTTCGTCGTCGTTGAGGTAAGGTATTGGTCCACCAACTTGCTGCTCAATCTGTTGACGGTACTTAAAGCCAAAATGCTCCGCAATGTGAGCCTGCAATGACGCCGCGATCTGCTGCGCCATGGGATTCTGCCCAATTACTTGTTGAGTCATCGGGTCTTGCAAGAAGCTATTGTGAGCTAGCAAATGCGCATCGTGGTCTTGATACGCAAAAGCTTTGAGAGGCTTACCGTTCAACGCCCCCATGTTCTCCGAAATCGGATCACGCGGTTTCTGGTCTTCCTGTAACGGTATAAGTTTTTGAGCATTCCTAATGCCGAGGACGTCGAGCATCTGGCGGTGTAACTGTGGCAGGTTATAAATCTGCGGCGCCCCTTGTGCCAACTGGAGAACTGCTTGGTACTGAACAATCTTTTGCGCCATCGTAGCTGCATTTGGATCACTGACTGGAATAACGTCCACCATGTCATAGTCCGCTTTCTTGGCTCTGGGCGTACCCTCTTCTGGAACATAGCTGTACTCGTCAGGTGTGTAGTCACGGATTATTTCTTTTAACAACCGCAACTCTTGTTTCATCGAATAGTGGACTCTTGACTGAACCGCACTCATCACCTTCAGGGTTCTCTCCAAAATTGCCAGAGTCGTCCCCACAGGAGCCTGTGCGCTCATATCACTGATCTTCATATCCCCTGCCGATGCAAAGCGTCTGCCTTCTTCAACAATGGTTCCAAGTAAGCTGTATAAAACTTGGCTCGGTTCCTTGTATGGCAAGGTCATTAAGTTGTCTTTGATTGCTCCGCTAGGTACGTCAACGTCACGGAACTCTCCTGGACTTATTGGGGTGTCGTCGCCTTTAACACGCAATCCACGGGTCTTAAAGCCACCTGGCAAATTCGATAAAGTTCCTGCGTCAACGAGCTGTCTGATAAGAGAAGTACCCGACTTAGCAAAGGCGCCAACCAAATGAATAAGCCCGAAGCAATAAAAACCAAAACCAGGCACATAGCCATAATGTACAAAGTGCTGCCTTTTTTGTTTGGTTTCATCTTCTGGTCTCCAATTTCTACGGATGGACAAGACCTTCTGTGTGCCTTTCTCAATCGTTACAACATAAGGAAGAGCAATACCTGTCTTTTCTCCATCTTCTTCATCTTCATAACCAGGCAAGTCAAGGTCTACGTGCATCTCTAGTAACTTATAACGGTCATCCGATGTAGCTCTAAAGCCCATCTTTTCCGCAATTTTCTTCTCTACTTCATCCAAAGCTCCACTGGGAGTCTCAAGATCAATATCTCTATAAAAACCCGCAAACTGAAGTCGTTTAACCTCGTTCTCAGTCTTACGCATCACATGAGTCACGCGTGGGGAACTCTGTAAATTAGAAGCACCGTATGGAACCACGATGTCTTCTGCTGGGATAAACATAGAGACTTGACGTTCCATGTGTGGGTCGTAATACACTTTCTTAAACGCATTACCCGCTAAACCCAAGCCCCATATCATTCTTTCATGCTCAGGTCGGAATTCTTGCATTACATCTGTTAACTGATAGTTCATGTCATCTTGAACTCGCTGAGCCGCATCTTTAATCTGTGGGGTCTCTTTACCAATAATGACAGTCTTAACTGGACCTGCGGCTGGGAAAGTCTCCATAATAGTCTCAGACTGGAACTTCACTAGTGCTTCACTTAATAGTGGGTGATACACACCGCAAGCACCTTCCCATGGCTCTGTTCTTTCTTCAATCTTCATACCCAATAGCTCAAGTCCGTCTACATAGGTCTGAATCCAATCTTTACGGGCGGAGATGTCATCGTCAAAGTCTCCTAGTAAATCACCTGCAATCTCAGTAAGGTCTCCCTCACTCATGTACTCCGCAAGGTTAGCGTCAAAGTCTTCTGCTGAAGGCTCGGCAGGTTCAATCTCAATCTCCATGCCGCCAATACCAATTTTTACGGACTCTGGGTCTACAATCTCAATCTCAATGGGTTCTTCTTCAACAATAGAGTCAAGTCCGACAGGGGCTTGATACAGGGCTTTTTCAATTGACATAATCTATCCTTAGTAATACGCAGCTTTACGTCTGCCGTATTTATACAAAAAATCATCTTCTGGTTCGTCACTGGGCAGACGAATAAATCCACCTTGCCTAAATCGTAATAAGGCTAATGTTGTTGAGTCTACCAAATCGTCGTTAGCTCCGCTAGGAAAATCGTTGCACTCCTCGATTACTTCCTTCGCCCACCGATGCTCTGGCGCCCAGACAATGCCTGCTGAGAACAAATCTGATACAGCATTAACGCGAGAGATTTTGTCTTGACCTTTGCCAGGTGTGAATTCCCCGATTGGTACGCCCATGCGCCGTAATTCCTGGTAGAGAGCCGCCCCATTGGACTTCTTTTCAACCATAAACGAATCTGGCTCCCACTCTTTATACTCTTCAAGTACAAGCTTTTTGAGGTCTGGGAACTCCATCCGTTTTTTAATGGAATTGAGAAGGATAATGTTGTAGTTGCTCGTCTCTTCGTTGAAGAACACCCCCCACGTTGTGAGCGCATTGTAATCCGCACGGTTGTTTGCCTCCTGAGCTGCGTCTAAAGACATAATCACAAATTCACATACGGGTGGGTCATCTTTTTCCCAAATCTGCCACCACTCCCGCTTAATTAAAGCCCCTTCTTCTGAGGTAGGTTGTTGTAAATACTGGGCATTCCAGTACCGCACATCCAAAGAAGCCTTCTTTGCTAATAATTCCTCAAGAGACCAAAATTCGGGCCAAAGCGGTTTACCTGAAGGCATAATCGCAGGAAAGTCTACTATTTCCCAGTCTTCTGCGTCCTCATTCTTGACCATATGATTAACAATCTGCCCCGTCAAATCAAGCTTTGACCAGCGTGTCATCACGACAATAATAGCCCCGCCAGGCATAAGACGCTGAATAGGACCAGATTGAAACCACTCCCAAGCTGGTAGAAAAACGTCAGCTCTGCCCTGCTTAGCGTCTTGCTCAGAGTGAGGGTCGTCAATGATAAATAGATCTGCACCACGACCAGCCAAAGCACCGCCAACACCAATAGCAAAATACTCTCCATTGAAATTCGTCCCCCATCTAGATGCCGATTTACTGTCAGCTTGCAGTTCTACCGCTGGAAATATCTCTTTATAAGAGTCTGAACTGACCAAATTCCTAACTCTACGACCGAAATTGACAGCAAGATCAGCCGTATGCGAAGCCATAATGACTTTCTTATGAGGGTACTTACCCAAAAACCATGCGGGTGCAAGATAGGAGATAAGTTCGGATTTGCCATGACGCGGAGCAATGTTAACGACAACACGTTTCTTCTTGCCTGCAGCGATTTCTTCAAAGATTCTAGCCAATTTCTCATGGTGTTCACCTACTTTATAGCCTGGATATACATGATCGATAAACTCAAGGAAATTTTCTTTACCTGCTTTCTGAGTTACGTCGGTTTTATATGTCTTAATTAGCTCTAAAGTCCGCCTTTTCTTCTTTTCAGGCATTGTAGGAACAGCTTTTTCAAGCGCTTCGATGTCCTGTGCAGTTAATTTACGCTGGGCAGTCATTTTTTAGAGGGTATTTCCTTAACTTCTACGTCAATTGCCTTCTTTTTTAGACTAGAAAGGGTCTCAAACAGCTCATTTTCGACTTCTTCGATGCTCTGCACCTTCATTGTGACCTCAGAACGCTTCTTAAATGCATCAATTCCGTCAATTTCCCCCAAGTCCCGTAAGGCTCTGAGTCTATCTTTGGTGTTTGAGGCATGTTCTACCTCATAAAGTAGCTTGTTGACCACATACATCTTCATTTCAGCTAGGTCATCAACTAACTGCACGTTCATTTGTGTGACCATCCCAGCCAAATAAGCCAATGTCTCATTAGGGTAGTTCTTAAACTCAGGTCTAGCCTTTGGGTCATTCATCATCTGGGTAGCAATTTCTGTTGCTTGCGCCACATGCTCAGAAGTGGGGGAAAGTGGGGTGTTGTTTAATTCAGCAAGGAGCGTGATTGTTCTAGCTCG